GTCCAGACTCAGGATTGTCAGATGAGGAAATTTTGGCTCGACAAAATGCAGGTGGATTGTCTGATGAGGAAGTATTGGCTCGCCAACCACAACCAGTCAATTCTGAACTGTCTGACGAGGAAATTTTAGCACGTCAAAATCCCAATGAATTGTCTGACGAGGAAGTATTGGCTCGCCAAGAGTCAGCTACCAAAGAAAGAGCAAAAAAACAGGCCACTGTACAAGCACGCTACAAACAACCGGGCAATCAAGACTGGCGTGTGCGATTGAGCCTGGGCCCCGGTGCACAATATTTGTACAACGCCACGCCAGCTGGCGTGTTAGCACCCTTGGCTGCCAACGGTGGCACAGATGGAGTAATATTTCCATACACTCCGAGTGTGACCACCGCCTATTCGGCCAACTATGAACAGTATGACTTGACACACTCAAACTATCGAGGTTTGTTTTATAAAAGTTCACGAGTGGGGGACATTCAAATTCGAGGAATGTTTACAGCACAAGACACCACAGAAGCCAACTACCTGTTGGCAGTGATACACTTCTTTAGAAGCGTGACCAAAATGTTCTATGGTCAAGACACAGATTTACGTGGAACACCTCCACCAATTTGTTTGCTCAACGGTTTTGGTGGTTACCAATTTTCAAATCACCCAGTGGTAGTGAGTTCGTTTAGCTACAACTTGCCCAATGATGTGGACTATATTAGAACAACCAATCCCAACAACTTTGGTTTAAACCTCAACAACAGATACAATCCATCTGGAGCCAGTTTACCAGCAGGTGGTTCATTGGCAGGATTAAATAGATTGTTGAACGCCATCCCCGGTGGATTGAACAAAGGCGCACTGCCAAGGGTGCCGGCGCCAAACACTGTGGCAGGCAGTGTCACAAACAATGTGCCGGCCAGTTATGTACCAACCAAAATGGAAATAGACGTTACATTGATACCCGTGCAGACACGCAGTCAAGTCAGTCAGCAATTCAGCCTCAAAGGCTTTGCCAACGGTGACTTACTCAAAGGAGGATTCTGGTAATGGCAAATTATACATCAACCAGCCCGTATTTTGAAACTGGCTACAGTCAGTTCTTTCTTGACGTCATGGTCAACAGACCCATTCCCAAGGAAGATGATGACTTGACTTTTACAATCAATACCACTTATCAATATCGTCCAGACTTGTTGGCATTTGACCTGTATCAGGATGCTGCATTGTGGTGGGTATTTTATCAACGCAACCCCAACACCTTGCAAGCACCGCCCCTGGACTTCAAAGTGGGAACACTGATCTATTTGCCAAAAATTACAACGCTGAAATCAGCTCTGGGGTTCTAACCTATGGCTACTGTAGCTGAACTAGAAGTCATCATCAATCGTCTAAGACGAAATATCGAAGTATCAGAGCGGTTGATTGTTCAACGAGACCAGTTGCTGGCCAACCCCAATTTGTCTGAAGCACAAAGACGAACTGGAGAAATTGTACAGGCAAGAAACCGCGAGGTTCTTGCAAATCAACAGAGAGAATTAGCCGAAGCAGAGCAAGCATTGTCCCAGGCACAGACACCGGGTCAGCAACCGCCACCAGCTGCTAGTGCCAGTCAAACAGTGGCCGCCGCTGCACCACAAGGACCCAACGCACCACCTGCTGCTGAAGTTAGTCCTTCAGGCAGTGTGGTGCCACCGCCAGATACATCTACCCCAACCAACGCTGTTCAGCCCGTCACGTCAGACACCGGTGGCGACACAGGCACCGACGCTCCTGTGCGCACCACCGAGCAAACACAAGCCACTAACGGCTACAATGCAAGTGGCAATGCAATAGGGCTTGACGTCAGAGCCGAAGATGGCACACTGTCTAATCTTAAAAAGAATCCCGATTCAGGTGAGTTGTACGAACCAGCAGGCACACCTGGAAATACTGAGTTAAAAACCAAACCTGGGACACCCACCAGAGATGATGCTGCCAACAACAGCACTGTTACCAAACAAACTGAAACCAATGTCGCCGTCAACGCACTAAAAATTCAGCCTAGACCCAACACTCTAGATCAATTTGCCAGTTACACCTATTCCATATCCATTTATTTGTTGAGCGCCAATCAATACGAAAGGTTGCTACGTAGCAAAACAAAAAAGATTGATGGCTACTATTTGCTGTTTCAAGACGGCGGCGCACCACTCAACCGTGGTGGTGTCAAACAAGACATGGGCACAAACACAAATATCTCTGCCAGCGACAGCGGCCGCAACCCATTCTTCCCCAACGATTACTACATTGATTCGTTGACACTGGACACCAGCCCCTTGGGCAAAGCCACTGGGGCCAGCCACATGACCGCCTCAATGAAATTGGTTGTGAATGAACCCAATGGCATTACATTGATTGATAATTTGTATTCTGCTGTGGCCAACCTGCAACAAAAAGATGGCAGCGGAAAAGTCAATTATACCGCAGCTGACTACTTGGCTGTGATAAGATTCTACGGCCAAGGTGCTGACGGAAATCCAGTACAAGTTCGTTCTGCCAGTGGAGCTGTTATTGAAAAGTTTATCCCTTTTAAACTGGCAGCCATCAACTGGAGCATTGGCAGTAAAATGGTCACCTATGAGTGGGACTGTGTGCCACAAGGGCACTTGATTGCAGGCTACACAGCTCGTGGTGCAATCCCACACGACATGCAACTTACTAGCACCACGGTGGGAAAATTATTAGGCAGCGACATAATTTACACTGGCAATGACACAAGCAGTGCGAACCCGGGCCAAACTACCACTGCACAAACTTTGTCACCAGATCAAAGTGATGCAGAAACTGCAAGGCTGAATAGACAAGCAGGCAATCCCCCAACACCCCCCAAGGCCATTGCCGCACCCACTTCTAGAAAAACTGTTACGCAGGGGTTGATGGGCGCTCTCACAGAATTCCAAGAAGAACTAACTAAATCACAAAAAGGCCAAGCTGAACCAATATTCAATATAGCCGACAGATACTTTATTAGATTTGTTGACGGTATGGGCTATGATGGCAAAGTAATCCCTGCATCATCGATTGAGAATGCCACTATCACCTTGCCCAACACCAAAATTGACAACGGTCTAGCAGCCTCGGGCAAAAACAATAACACAAAAGATCTTGATCCACTCAAACAATCACGAGACAACGTGACCCGCAGTTTTAGTATCACTGCTGGACAAATGATCACTCAGGCCATTGATCTTGCCATTCGCAACAGCAGTTATATCTTAGGTCAAGCTCTGACCCGACAAGACAGCGACGGGTTTCAAGTGCCAAATCCTGACAAAAAAAATTCGCCCATGTCATGGTTCAACATCATAATGAATGCTGTTCCACGCCCCGGTGGCATTGATCCCAGACGCAACGACCATGCATTTGATATCATTTACACAGTGAAACCCTATAGGTTGCAGAATTTCAACAGCAAATATTTTCCGGCCAGTAGATTTGCCGGAGTACACAAAAGTTATCCCTACTGGTTCACTGGTCAAAATACTGCCGTGGTTGAATATCAAGAAACCATGAATGCACTGTACAATATCACCGTGAGTGGTAGCGATCCCAAAAACAGTGCGGCAGCAAAAATACGTGAAGCTGCCACTTCAAGTCTACGAGACATTGCCAAATACAATTATGCTGTCACCAGCGGACAAAGCACACAAGGATCGTCAGATACCAGACTCAACGAAGCTGCGGCCAATGCAGCAGACTATCTATTCAGCCCAGGTGACTTGGCCAATGCCAAGATAAAAATTCTTGGCGATCCTGATTGGATACAACAAGGTAGCTTGTTCAAAGAAATTAAACCAGGCGAACGTCAAGTGGCAGATGTCACTGGGTTTGAAGAAGACGGTAGTATCAGTTTTGAAACAGGAGATGTGCTGTTTGAAATAGTGTGGCAACGTCCCGAAGACTACGATCTCTCAACTGGAGTAGCGGATCCCTACAGCGGAGGCTACAGTGGTCGCGCCAATAAACCAAGAGAACCCATTCAAAGCAGGGTTTATCAGGCAGTCAAAGTCATCAGTGAATTCAGACAAGGCGCATTTTACCAGACCCTTGAAGGCACACTGTATCAATTTCCTCTGCCCAGCAAGAAAAATACTGTGCAAGCATCAAGCAGTCCTGCCACTAGCGATGCCTTGGACAACCAACGACCAGCAACCACTGGCGCTGGTGCTGGTACTGGTGCTGGTGCTGGTACTGGGAACAATGCAGCAAATCAAACCCCAGCCACTGCGTCGCGACTGGGCACAGACCTTCAAACTCGCATACAAAATGATCAGTTCACAGATCCAAGATCTTCGTTGAGTGCCGATGGCGGTACTGCTGCAATACTTGGAGCACAACAGGCATCCAGCACCAAACCAGTGTTCCGTAACCCGTTAAGCAACGCAGGACTCAGTGCAGACAGTCTAAACACCGAATCGGGTGTGAACATAAGACCAGCAGGTCCCCCAGCGCCAGCCACAGATGGAACCGGCGGAACAGTGTCACCTCCAGTGTCCACAACTGGACCGCCAAAGTTGCCAGAATCTGGAGCAACACCAGGACAAGTTGCTGCTGCCTTGAATGCCCAACGAATAGCAGATTTAAGAGCAAGAGCTGCTGGTACAGCACCCAAGTACAGTCCTGTAACTAATCCAGCTGTGCAAAAAATTGCCACCGACGGAGGATAAAACATGGCAGAAAGTGTAGAACGCAGCCGAGGCCGGCCCAGTAATTACAAATTAGATCGAGGCGGCGTACCCACAGAATTTGGACCGTTTACTGGCGTAGTAATGAGCACAGTTGATCCCACACGTGCCGGAAGATTGCGTGTGTATATTGATGCCTTTGCTGCTGGCACCGAAGCCAACATGAACGACGAAAGTGCATGGACCACAGTGAGGTACATGCCACCATTTTACGGCTCAACTCCGTTGCCGGGCACAGCCAATACCGGCGACAACGGTTCTTATCCTGGCAATCAAAACAGCTACGGCATGTGGTTCACTCCGCCTGACGTGGGAGTCACTGTTATATGCATCTTTGTCAACGGCGACCGCAGCCAGGGCTACTATATTGGTGTTGTGCCTGATCAAGGTCTAGGCCGCATGGTGCCGGCCATGGCTTCGGTTCCAGTACTGCAAGCAGAAGTACAAAATCAAAATCAAGAAACATATTTCATCAACGCTCCGCGTTTGCCTGTCACAGAAATCAACACCAACAACACTGATCTTTTCAACAATCCTAGATTTTTTGACGGTGTAAAACCAGTACAAAGCGTGGTGGCTCAGGCGTTGTTACAACAAGGCCTAATCAACGACACTGAACGCGGCACCATAAATTCCAGCAGTCAACGTGAAAGCCCCAGTGCAGTGTTTGGCATCAGTACTCCGGGTATTCCGATCTATCAGGGCGGCATGAAACCCAATGACATTAGAACCAAACTGAATTCTGGCGAACTCAAGTCTGGCGACGCCAAAGTAATTGGGCGGGTCGGCGGCCACAGCCTTGTGATGGATGATGGCGATCTTGAAGGCAACAATTCTTTGTTGCGACTGCGCACCAGCAAGGGCCACCAGATCACCATGAACGACAGTGGTAATTTTTTCTACATCATACATGCCAACGGACAAACCTGGATTGAATTTGGCGTTGAAGGCACAGTAGATGTATATGCCACAAACTCTGTCAACGTGCGCACCAAAGGTGATATCAACTTGCATGCAGACCGTGATATCAACATGTTTGCTGGACGTTATTTGAAAATGAAAAGCAAAGAAGACATGCAGATTGAAAGCGACACATTCTTGGCCATGCAAGCACAAGAAGATATCACATTGTACAGCAAGAGCACAATTGGCGTCAAAGCTGACGGCACACTGACTTTGAACAGCGCATCAGGTTCTTGGGGTGCTGGATCCAGCCTGGCCCTGCAAGCTGGCGGCATCGATCTCAACGGTCCCGCAGCAGGCACAGTGACCAATCCACAACCCTTGACCACAACACTGTTGGATGACACTGAGTGGGATACCAGCAAGGGATGGATGGTAAAACCCGAAGGACTGTCTAGCGTGGTGAGCCGTGCACCCACACACGAGCCCTATCCTTATCACAACAAGGGTGTGGATGTTGAAATTGCCTTTGAAGAAGGCAAACCCAGCCCACCACCAGGTGCAGAACCCGTGCCAGCTGGCATAGAGATACAGGCTAGATAACATGGCAGAATTTACATTTAACCTCAGCCAACTCGCAACTTCTGCCGCAGCCACTGGCAGCAGGATCAACACTGCTATCTTTGCCAAAACACCTGACTCAGAGTTAATCTACAACGGCGATGATTACATAGTATGGGACAGAACCAACCAAGAACGTCTGCGTCGCGGCTTGCCGGGTCTGGCCGCAATTGGACTACCTAGACCGCCTGAAGATACATCAGGCACACAGGCCTTGCCCGCCACAGGAACAACATCAACTCCCTCCACCGAGCAAGCCACAGTGTTTGCAGTCAAAGGGCCACCTGGACTCACAAGAGAACAAGCATTTGAAATTTTCAAGAAGCAAGTCAACACTGGTGCCTTGGTGGGTTTTAAATCTGGCGACAGTTTATCAGCTGCTACACAGGCAGCTGATGGTCTTGCTTCAGCACAGAGTGCCCTGCTGCAGGCACAGTCGGGGTTGACAGGTAGTATAGGTGCATTTACAACAAGTTTGTCAGCATCAGGAGTTGATCTCGCAACTGGAAGAATTGCATCAGTTGACGCAGCATTTGCCAGGGGTGGCATCAATGGCGCTGCTGGATCATTCGTTAATGTAATTGGCAGCTTGCAGCCCGGTCTAGGCGCTGCTGGCGGCGCAGATCGGGGATCCCTTACTCAAACCGCAGCAGGCTTGACTGCGGCAGTGGGACCAGCTGTGTCGGCCGTGTCTGGCGCGGTGTCATTGATTCCGGGTGCTGCAGATGCAGGTAAACCCTTGGTCAATGCTGTGGTCACGCAGAGTTCCACAGCCATTGCAGCCATACAAACCATCAACAAGACCATCACAGAGATACCTGTAACCAACCCAATCAACACTGCTGATTTTACAAAATTTGCCAGCGGTGTCATTGGCACTGGTGCAGTCAGCGGAATCGGACCCATGGGAGTTGCTGAAGTCAACGGGGTACTAGCACAGGCCAAAAATTTAGTGGCACAGGATGCAGCTGCCATCAGCAACGACAAAGGCCTTGGCACATTTGGACTTGACCTTGCACAACTAGAAGCGGCTGGCTATGTCAAGCCAGGTACTAGAGCGTTGGCAGAAAAAGGTGCCAGCTTGTTCTCCACAGTGATCAAAAGTCCTGCAGCCTGGACTGGCAAGGATGGCATAAAAAGCGCAACAGACCTCTTGAGCAACCCTAGCAAACAAAGTCTCATACAGCAAGATCTTATGACCAAGGGTGTTGCCGACCTGGCCGCAGTGGGCGTGCCTGTGCAAAATCTATCAAGTCAAGGTATTGCAGGCATGGCCTTGAATGCAGCCAAAGATTTGCCCAGTGCTGAAGCATTTGCCAAAGGATTGCCCATTCCCGGCGATGCCACAGGGCAAGTTCAAGCAGCATTTTCGAGTGCTGTGCGCGATGGTGCCTTTGCTGTGAATTTGGTTAATACCAAAATACCCACAGCTTTTAAACAGCAAGACATTCCGGTACCCCAGGTAGACACAGTTAATCGAGCCACTGTCGATGCTGCCAGCACTCGTGTTGTTGGAGATGAAAAAGTACCGGTGCCCAGTTATACCACGCCTGCCAATACAGTTGACTACACTTTTTACGTGGACAAAGCCAAAGCATTTATCAATCAACATGTTTTGCCCTTTGGTGCAAAATTACAGGCTTTGGACTCAAAGTTTGCTGCCTTGCAAAATCAACAAACCATTACTCAAGCTCAGTACAATGCTCTCGGTGCTGAACGCGATGCAATTCGCAACGATTACAGCGTCAACGGCATTCCCAAAGGACTAGAATTGGCTCAACTTTTTGATTCTTTACCTGAACTTGACAAGGCCGCGGTCAGAGCCCTGGGACTCAACATCGGCGAGATTGCCAAGACAGTACAGGCTGCAATAATATATTCAAACCTACAAAAAGAAAGATTGTATGTGCTGAGCCAAAAAATTGAAGGGCGCGGAGAGGGTGAATAACCTTCAATAAATACAGCATGGCACAAACATTCATTGGATTCAACACACAGGGGCAATTTAAAAAGTTCACTCTTACAGACTTTGAACTGATCAAACGTGACCTGTTGAACGCATTCAACATCCGTCAAGGTCAGCTGCCAGGCCGACCGGCCTATGGCACAGTGCTTTGGGATTTTTTGTTTGAAAATCAATTGGAAGAATTACAAAATAGTATAGTGACCGAGGTGCAACGAGTGGCCGGCGGCGACCCAAGAATCTATATCAGTGACACACAGGTGTTCCCACAAGAGAACGGCATACTGCTTGAGATTGAACTACAGGTAATACCCAGTGACAATGCTGAACGACTAAGCATCTTCTTTGACTTACAACAGCGCAGTGCGTCTTACATATAAACTAAGCCGTTTTAGAATTCCATAAATAAAAATAGAGGCTCAGTACAATGGCAAAAACAACTAGACAAACAGCGATATTTGGCGTAGAAGATTGGAAACAAATCTATCAAACCTATCGCGAAGCCGATTTTCAAAGTTATGACTTTGAAACTCTACGCAAAAGTTTTGTTGATTATCTGCGTTTGTATTATCCTGAAACATTCAACGACTACATTGAATCATCAGAATACATTGCACTCCTGGATCTTATTGCATTCATGGGTCAAGCACTGGCCTTCCGCACAGATTTAAACACACGTGAAAACTACATAGACACGGCCGAGCGTCGTGATTCAGTGGTTCGCTTGGCCAATCTAGTGAGCTATACTGCCAAACGCAATATTGCAGCCCAGGGACTATTAAAAGTATTTTCTGTGCAGACCACAGAAAACGTTGTGGACTATCAAGGCATAAATCTCAGCAATGTTACAGTGAACTGGGCTGACCCAACAAACCCAGACTGGCAAGAACAGTTTACAGCCATCATCAATGCCAGCTTGGTAGACACACAAAAAGTTGGCCGCCCTGGCAATCGTCAAACCATACTGGGTGTGAGAACTGACGAATATGGAATAAATTTGGTTCCTGGTTATCTGCCAGTGGTGCCTTACACTGCCACTGTAGATGGAGTAAGCATGCCGTTTGAGGCCATGTCTTCGACATCTGTGGGCCAAGATTTTGTGTATGAGCCTGCGCCGCAGGCCAATGTACCATTCAACATCTTGTTCCGCAACGATAGCCTGGGATTTCAAAGTGCCAATACTGGTTATTTCTTTATGTTCAAACAGGGCGTATTGCAAAACCAAGACTTCAACCTAGCAGAAAAAGTCAGCAACCGCACAGTGAACATCAATATTGAAGGGGTCAACAACGAAGATCGCTGGTTGTTTCAATTAGACAATGTTGGTAATGTCAGTCGCGAATGGGCTTACACAGAAAACATTTACTCTGCTGGTGCAGAACAAATAGGCACAACCTTGCGTCCTATCTATTCGGTGACTTCTAGAACCAATGATCAGATCACCATGGTGTTTGGTGACGGCGTGTTCTCTGAAATTCCAGTGGGCACTTTCCGTGCCTATGTGCGTGCCTCAAACGGATTGCAATACATCATCAACCCTGAAGAAATGCAAGCGGTCACAATACCCATTAGCTATATCAGTCGCGCTGGCAATCTTGAAACACTCACATTCACCTGTGGTATTACACAACCTGTGAGCAACAGCCAGGCACGTGAGCCCATTGATGCAATCAAACAACGTGCTCCTGCTAGATACTACACACAGGACCGCATGGTCAACGGTGAAGACTATAATCTTTTTCCTTACACACAATACAACTCAATTGTGAAAAGCAAGGCACTTAACCGTGCCAGTATCGGCACCAGTCGTTATCTTGACTTGGTAGACAACACTGGCAAGTATTCTAGCACAAACAGTTTTGGTACTGATGGCGGCCTTTGGGAACAAAATATTCTTCCTACAATTTTGTTCTCATGGACCAATCGCAATGAAATTGCTGATTTTGTCGGCAACCAAGTTCAACCGGCCATTGCCGCAGCCACAGAAAGACAGTTTTACTATTCTAACTTTCCTAGAGTGACTGAAAACAGCTTGCCCACATATGGTGGTACCACCTGGGTCACCGGTGCTTCATGGACTCAAAGTACCACATTGGCCAACGAAACTACTGGATACTTCAAGAACGATGTGTACTCAATTCAATGGCCCACTGGCTCTCCCATACCAGTAGGTCCCACCACAACCACAGCATTCAAATACGTTGCTGTGGGTAGTTTGATCAAATTTGCAGCGCCTGCTGGATACTACTTTGATCGCAACAACAAGTTGCAGCCAGGAACTCCCACAGCCGCAGATCAAAAGCTAGAAATCTGGGCCAGCCCCATCAGCATTGAAGGTTCAGGCTACAACAATGGTCTTGGTAATCTTCCATCTGGTGCCGGTCCCGTTGCACTCAATAACTTTGTGCCCACAGGTGCCCTGGTTGACACAATTATTCCTTTGTTTATTACTGACCTTCCGGTATCAGTAGAGCAGGCCATTGCTGAACAAATTTTGTTAAATCGCAATTTTGGTCTTGGATATGACAGCAACGGAGACATCACTGGTACACCTTATTCGTGGTATCTGATCACCAGTACCAATCTTGCGCAAGACGCCACCTGGAGTCAACAATACGCTGGCAACACATCGGGTACCAATTTGGATGCATCGTGGTTGATTCAGTTTGTGGTACAAAATCAAAACTACACAGCCACCTTCCGTGGCTTGGCCTACTACTTTGGGTCCGTGTTGCAGACACGTTTCTTCTACTATGACGGCGGTCAGATTTACGACAGCCGCACAGGTACAGTGATCAAAGATTTTATCAATGTTTTGGCTGTAAACACCCAGCCAGACAGCACTGATCATTTGCCAGGAGACATTGTTATGACCATTATTGGGCAACCGGTAGAAAGCGATGGTTATGTTGATGACTTCCAGGTGTTGGTGGGCTACCGCGACAACGACAACGATGGTGTGCCAGACAATCCAGACTTCTTTGACGAAATTGTTGCTCCCAACACTAACCCCACGCAAAAGTATGTTTACTTACAAAAGACCGTGGACTTTGACAATCTACAACGCTATCTTTTGGTTGAACCAGGTCGTGTGGTCAGCGACTATGGTACGTTGACTGAAATTGAATTACAGAAAAGTGCTTGGACTCCTGGGCAAATTTTCTATGCTTACACTGATCTTGCGTTCTATGAGTTGTCGGTGACTGTGACCGGAACACGAACATTGATTGATGTCACAGACGAGTGGATTGCCCGCACTGGTCGTCAATCTCTATATTATCAATATCGTCACAATGCACCACTGACAACACGTATTGATCCAGGAACCACAAACATCATTGACTTGTATGTGGTAACTTTGAGCTATTACACAGCCTATCAAAATTGGATACGAGACACCACTGGCACAGTTCCTGAGCCAGCAGTGCCTACCATTGACGAATTGTCAACTGAATATCAAGGCTTACAAAATTACAAAATGGTCAGCGATAACATCATTTTGAATTCAGTTGTATTCAAACCACTGTTTGGTGAAAAAGCCGCACAAGAATTGCGTGCCACAATCAAGGTAATCCGTGCACAAGGTTCTACAGCCAGCACCAGCGAAATCAAGAGCAGTGTGGTGGCTGCAATGAACACTTATTTCAGCATTGACAAATGGAATTTTGGAGACACATTCTATTTTTCAGAACTTGCTGCATATTTGCATAGAGAACTTGGAACCATTATCAGTTCAGTAGTGCTGGTACCACTCAACAGTCAAAAATACTTTGGTGACTTATACGAAATACGTTCAGCCCCCAATGAAATCTTTGTCAACGGTGCTACCATAAACAACATTGAAGTGATTGAAGCATTGACCAGTACCAACTTGCGTACTGCACCCGGTAGTGGAGTAATTTAATGGCAACAGTCCGCAGCGTAGATTTTCTTCCTGAGATTTTTCAGACTGATGCCAACAAACAATTTTTGGCAGCAACACTTGATCAACTGATACAAGAGCCCAAATTTAGAAAAACACAAGGCTTTATTGGTCGTCGTGTAGGCCCCGGCGTCAATCCCAACGACAAATACGTGGTAGAACCCACGGTCACAAGAAGTAACTACCAACTTGAACCTGGGGTGGTCAGTCTCGTGCCAGACACCGACACAATCAACAACGCCATTACCTATCCTGGACTCAATGATGCTGTGACTTTCCAAGACGGCAACGGTAGTCGACCTGACAGACTGTATTCCAGCGAATACTATACCTGGGATCCGTTTATTGATTTTGATACTTTCATAAACTTCAGTCAATACTATTGGGTTCCAAATGGCCCCGATGTAGTGGATGTAAGTGCTACTGAGATTCCAACCACTGATAATTTTGTAGTAACCAGCACCAACAATGTGTACAATTTTTCAGGCGTCAACGGCAACAGCCCAGTAATCGAACTGGTACGTGGCGGCAGTTACACATTTCAAGTAACTGATCAATTTTGGATTCAGAGTGCGCCCGGCATTGCAGGCACGATTCCGGCCACCCCAAATATCAGCAGTCGAGATGTTTATGGAGTAGCCAACAATGGAGAAGATTCTGGCACTGTGGTATTCAATGTGCCCCAGAAAAATGCGCAGAGTTTTTACTACACCTCTCTTGACAGCATTGGTACAATTGACCTAGTGACTGAATTGGGTTTTGATGATATCAACGGGCAACCTTTGGTTGATTTTATTCTTGCCAACGGCGGCATTGATGGCACAACCAACTTAGATAATCGCACACTGGTTTTTCTCAACAACCCTGCTTACACACAAAAATATCAAATCACCTACAACACTGTTGGTGACGTAATTTATTTGCAAGTTTCATTGCTGGCCAATATCAATAATTTAGAAAAGTGGACCACCAGTTACGGAGCAGTTTACAGCAGTACCCAATGGTACAAAGATGAGGCTGGAGTTATTCGTAGTATTCCGCTGTTGAGCGCCATTCAAGATACACTGTATTACCAGTCTGGCACAAACTCAGAAATTTTTGGCCGCATCACACTGATCGAACCTGGCGCCAGCAGCGTACTAGACGTTGACACCATAATTGGTAGAAAAACTTATACCAGCCCCAACGGTGTGGCATTTACCAACGGACTCAAGGTAAGATTCACTGGAGATGTAGTACCCATCAGTTACAAGTCAGGCACCTCAAGTTTTGAGTGCACTGCCACTGAAGCCAACACAAACTACATCACATATTATGATGCTGGCAGTTTATATGTAGGCCAACAAGTGGTGTTTTTGACCCCCACACTTGGGGGACTTGACGCTGGCACAACATATTATGTAAGATCAATTGCAGCCAGCGGGATCAAATTCACAGTCAGTGCAGTTCCGGGCGGCCCCGCAGTGACCTTGCAAAACGGCACAGGTGCCATGAACGCAATTGGCATCAGCAATCACGAATACTACGTGAGTGGTGTTGGAATTGCAATTGAGTTGTTGCCAGTGACAGACTTTGTTGTGCCCGAAACCTATGTTGAAGACTACAATGATAGTACCATTGCAGTAGAGCCCGCTGATCCTGATTATCTAACAATCAGCCGCGCCAGCCGAGATTTAAATGCATGGACTAGAAGCAATCGTTGGTTCCACGTCAGCGTGTTAAATGCCACGGCAGAATATAACAACACTGCTGCCAACCTTGACAATAATCTTCGTGCCAAGCGTCCAATTATTCAGTTCCGTCCTGGAGTACGTTTGTGGAACATGGGAACTCAAGGCAAAGCACCTGTAGACATCATTGATTTCACAGAAACTGATGCATTTTCAAATGTGGAAGGATCTACTGGTTACACAACCAATGGCTACTCCTTGGTTGAAGGATCAAGAGTTATATTTGCTGCTGATGAAGATTTGTCTGTGCGCAACAAGATATATGTGGTGACCTTTGCTGTTCCAGACACGATTCCTCCTTTGATTGCTCAACCAGTGATTGTGTTGACCGAAGCCGCTGATGGCGCAGTTGAATTAGATGAATCAACTGTGTGTTTAAATGGCAACACTATTGCTGGCAAAACATTTTGGTATGATGGCGCTGACTGGATTGAGGCTCAGCAGAAAACCAAGGTTCAACAAGCACCTTTGTTCAACATCTATGATGTGGACGGTGTAAGTTTTGGTGACAGAGTCAAATATCAATCCAGCAACTTTGTGGGATCAAAGCTGTTTAGTTATGCAGTGGGTGACACCACCATTCTTGACCCAGTGCTGCAATTTCCCTTGCAATATTTGAACATCAACAACGTGGGAGACATTGTTTTTGACAACAATTTGTATGTTGACAGTTTCACTTACACTATAGACAATGTCAGTACAGTTACTCCAATCAGTTCAGGTGCGGCCAGAGAATACGCAACACGAACTGCATACGCCAAGTTAATTGGTTGGCAAACCGCAGTGGTTGAACAACAAATTTATCAACAATTTCAGTTCAACTACACTGGCAGTCGACTTCAACTTGATATTGCAGTAACCCCGCAATCATCTATTGCAATGCCAGTAATCAAGGCCTATATTGGCGGACAATTTATTGATCCAAGCCAATATACCTATACCGTTGGCGACGCCAGCACAACCATTACCTTGAGCAACACATATCTGCCTACAGATGTAATTGAAATTTTGGCACTAAGTGATCAGACCAGCAAGGTGGGGTTTTACCAAGTACCAAACAATTTAGAAAATAATCCTCTCAATGCCAACAGCTCATCGTTTACCTTGGGCACAATCCGTACTCACTACGAGAGCATTTGCGAAAACTTATTGGCGTTGACTGGGCCTATCAACGGATCTAACAACAGTCGTGATCTTGGAAACATTGTACCATACGGTTTGGTAATACTTCAACAAAGTAGTCCGCTGACTTTGGCCGGCTACTTTATGCGCAGTTCTGCTTACAATATTTTTGCGTCATTGCAGTACAGCAGTCGTGAGTACACCAAATTCAAAGCGCAGATGTTGGATGCGGTGCTGAATCAAAACAACATTGCATTTAGAACCACAGCCAGTATTCTAGACGAAGCCATACAAGATATTACCCTAGGCAAGTTAAACACTCAGCCCTTCTACTGGAGCGACATGATTCCTCAAGGGGTAACTTCTTACAGCAATACCTACAATATTGGTCTAGTCATCAACTATGTTTTTGACACAGTACAAGTTTACAATTACACATCTTCCAACTATTTAGGATTGTGTGTGTATCTAAACGATCAAATTCTAACTCGTGACAAAGATTATGTGGTGGCCACAAACGGTCCTAGAATCACAATCACCACAACTCTTGTCACCGGCGACACAGTTACCATCAACGAGTACGGCGCCACTTACGGAAGCTTTGTGCCCAACACTCCTAGCAAAATGGGTTTGTACCCAGCCTGGGAGCCAGAGATTACCACGCTTGTGACCAGCAATGGCACAGGTGAATTCATAATTGGGCATGATGGAAGCTCAACTCCAGTGTTTGGTGACATTCGCGATCAAGTGCTGCTGGAATTTGAAACTAGAATTTACAGCAACATTAAGCAAGATGGCAATCCTGTTCCTCTCACAGTGGAAGATGTATTGCCGGGTCAGTTTCGTGATACCGGTTACAGCTTTGAAGAAGTTAACTCAATTTTTGGTTCTGATCTGTTGAGTTTCTGTGGTTGGAACAAATTGGATTTCAAAACTCAGACGTTCAGTGCGACCAACGAGTTTACATGGAACTACAGCAATACCACCAACCGACTCAACAACGAAAACTTGTTGGGCGCTTGGCGCGGAATTTATCGTTATTTCTACGACACACAGCAGCCAAGCTATACTCCTTGGGAGATGCTGGGTTTCACAATTGAACCCGACTGGTGGCAAGATCGTTATGGACCTGCGCCATATACTGGGGATAACTTGGTGTTGTGGGATGACCTAGAAGCAGGCTTGGTTGCTGATCCCGTTGCACCTTACATTCGTCCAGAATATGCTCGTCCTGGTCTTACATCGGTGATTCCCACTGGTCCGGAAGGTGAATTATTGAGCCCCCTCAACTCAGTTGTGGGCGTGGTGCCATTCAATCAAAATGTCACATCTAAATACCAGAAGAGCTGGGCAATCGGCGATGGCGGCCCAGTTGAAGCATCGTGGTGGAATTCAAGTTCATATCCATTCTCGGTAATGCATGTGTTGGCAGTTACTCGTCCGGCAAAATTCTTTGCACTGTTTGCTGACAGAGATTTGTACAAGTTTGACACTGACTACAATCAATATCTCTACAATGGTCGCTATAGATTAGATGCCAACGGTGTTGAAGTATATGGCAATGGCGTCAGCAAAGCCAGTTACATCAACTGGATTGTGGATTACAACAGACAAACTGGAATTGACTCAACCGATCTGTTGACTGCAGATCTCAAGGCCCTGGATGTGAGATTGTGCTATCGTATGGCCAGCTACTCAGACAAACAGTACATCAAGTTGATTACTGAAAAGTCCAGCCCCAACAGTACCAATACAACACTGACCATTCCTGATGAAAGCTACAACATTTTGTTGTATAAAAATCAACCGTTTGATCAAATCAAGTACAGCAGTGTAGCGGTGCAAAAGGTCGACGGCGGCGGATTTGCTGTGTTTGGATATGGTACATCGCAGCCTTATTTTGAAATACTACAAAGTCAAGCAGTTGGTCGATTGCAAGAATACAGCTCAGGCGGCATCACTGTTCGTGTACCAACTTTCTACACTGATGCTGTGGTGCAAGTTCCTTACGGATATGTGTTTGTCAACGAAACTGCTGTGAGTGACTTTTTGTTGAGTTACGGAAAGTTGTTGGAAAAACAAGGATTAACGTTTGACAACATGGTCAATGGTTATGAGCTCAGCTGGCCAAGAATGGTAAATGAATTTTTGTACTGGAGCCAACAGGGCTGGAGTACAAATGCCATTATCAATTTGAATCCCTTGGCCGAAGGGTTGACTGTGACCCGTCCCGGTGCAGTGGTGGATGGCATTGTGACCGAAACCACTGAAAATCTACTGTTGGATCAAAACTCAAACGAAATCCCCACACGCTCTTTGAATGTGGTTCGTCTGGGCAACACTTTTACTATACAACCGTTGTCCACACAAAGCATCAGCTATATCAATTTGAGATTTACCAATTTTGAACACATGATGGTGTTGGACAACCAAAGTGTGTTTGGCGACCTCATATATGATCCAATCACTGGTGCAAGACAAAGCAGACTGACACTGGTGGCTGTAACCACCAGTGACTGGAATGGCAGCGTAGACACGCCTGGATTTATTTTGAATCAGGACAACGTTCAAGAGTGGACCGGACTTAAGACGTACCCCAAGGGAGAGATTGTCAAATACAAGAATGTTTATTGGTCAGCACTTAAAATTGTGCAACCTAGCGCAAAGTTCAATTTCAATGACTGGGCCCAGAGTGATTACACTCAAATTGAATTGGGGTTGTTGCCTAACCTTGCCAACAAAGCCGATCAATTGGCCAACAGCTACAATATCAACGATGCCAATATCGAAAGTGACAACGATTTATTGAGTTATGGGCTAATTGGTTTCAAGCCACGGCAGTATCTAGCCGCACTAAATCTCGATGATGTCAGTCAGGTCAATGTGTATCGTCAGTTCTTGGGCACCAAGGGTACTATACTGGCAGCAGAATTATTCAAATCGGCCAACCTTGGCAAAGAGGCAGCTGATTACACAATCTATGAAAATTGGGGAGTTCAACGAGCAGTTTACGGTGCCAATGCTAACCGTAGTTTCTTTGAATTGAGATTAAATCGTGCATTGTTGAGCAGCAATCCCAGCTTGGTAGAAGTAGTTGTGCCTCAGCAATCAAGCCAAGCTGATCAAACAGTATTGTTGTCTGATGTGTGGCGCTCCAGCTACAATCTCACCAGTACCAATATTTTGCCTACCACTACCGAACTGCCCACTGACATAGGATTGCCAACAGCTGGATATGTGAGTTTGGACGATGTTGATATCACAGTATTTGACATCAACAACACAGACAGTCTTGCGGCCAACATTGATCAAATTGAAGTGGGAACCAGCATCTGGGTGGCCAAGATCAACGATTACGACTGGAACATTTATCGTGCCCAAGCAGTGCCTGGTCAAATACAGCATGTTTGTGACAATTTAAACGGAACCAGCCGAGTAATTTTCAACAGTCAGCACGGGTTAAAAGCTGGTGACAAACTGATCATCAAGTTCTTTGACAGTGAGATCAACGGCGTGTATCAAGTACTCAACGTTCCATCACTTGACACAGTGAACATTGCATTTACTTTCACAAGCAATCGTGCAGTGGCCAATGGCACAGGTCTAGGATTTACCTTGCAAACCATGCGGGTAGCTCAGGCCAGCGATGTGGGCGACCTGTCATATGCATTGAATATTTTGCCCGGCGCCAAAGTTTGGGTAGACGACAACGGCTCGGGTCTATGGGAAGTGCTTCAGAAGAACAATGTATTTTCAAGCATTGTTACGTTGAACCCAGAGTTGCTTGATGCCAGCGAACAATACGGAGCCAGCGTAGCACAGGCCAGAAACAAAGTGGCTGCCTTGGTGGGTAGTCCACGCTATGGTTTTGCTAGTGGCACCGCCCGGGGAGCCATCTACGTTTATGTCAAGAGTTTCAGCGATCAATACACTCCAGTAAGTCCGTTGGGCACTGGTGATGCCATACTCACCCTGGATACCACAGGTCTTCGCGGATACGGCAATGCCATAGACTTTGGCAATCAAACTTATGCCGTGGCCGGTGCCAGCGCCAGCCTGGGTTCGGCAGGGCAAGCCGACAACGGCTATGCAGTTGTGATTTATCGTGATCCAGTGTTGGGTGTTCCTGGATCTATTCCTTATGGGCAATCGCAATTGTTAACTCAACCTGCAGGCTACGGAACACTATTGACTGGTGCAGGTGAATTTGGTTACAGCGTGGCCATGAGCTTGGACGAACGTTGGATGTATATTGGTGCCCCGGGGTTGAATCAGGTGCATGCTTATGGTTATGTCGACTGGCAAGATCAGTTAATCAGAACCTTGGCTGATGGTACCACTTTATTATATGCCATCGCTGACAATATACAAATCAACAACAAGTACCAACTCAAAGTAACCCTCAATGGACAGGTGCAAACGGTTGACGTAGACTACACTATTGACAACAATTTCAACATTGTTACCTTTGTAAACACTCCTGGCGTGACCACTGCTGGTAGTTTTATTTCTGGACAAACATATACTATTTTAAGTGTGGGCACTACTAACTTTGTTGCAATTGGTGCAAGTTCAAACACTGTGGGAGTTGAGTTCATTGCCACTGGCTCAGGATCTGGTACTGGCACTGCACTTGCATCAACCTTGATTGAATTTGCAAGATACAACAGTTTTCAAATTCCTTATACTGCATCAACATATGATCTTGATGATGACATTGATGCTGATGGTCGTAGAGTTGGATTATTCACCGCTACAAACATTTACTCTTTCAGCATCAAAGTTAACGAGTCGCTGTTGCGTCCCAACATCGATTACACATTCTCTGGAACCACAGTGACCTTTACTGGATCCTACAGCCTAACCGACATTATTGTGGTCAGCGCCAAAGGATACTTTGAATATGTAGATACAATTGACTCTAGCATGGTCACTGGCGGTCTAACTGCTGGTGACAGATTTGGTCATTCAGTGTCATGCACCACAGACGGCCGCCAAGTCATGATTGGAACCCCAGAACGTACCATTGATGGTGAAGTCCAGGCAGGTACAGTTTATGTATTTGATCGCAATGTACAAAAGTTCATATACGGCTCGGATCCCTCCAGTGTGAGCTTCACAGTGCTGGGCGGAACGCCTACTGCACCAGTCAGTGTATTGGTCAACAATGAATTCTTTATCAACCAAGACAACAGCGTGATCAATGCTCCCAACTCGTTTACTGTGTCTGGTGACACTGTGACCATATTGGGCGATCTGCAAATTGGTGACATAATTGAAATTGAAACCAATCAATTTCAGCAGGTGCAACAAGTTGACCAACATGTGACAGCTGACTTCAGTAACTTTGGCCAAGCTGTACAAATTTGCAGTAACAATTGCAGTTTGTATGTTGGCGAACCGCAGAGCAGTCAACAAATATTCAAAGGTGGTGTTGTTGAACGTTTTGTAAATCAAAGCAGAGTATATGGCACTATCACAGCCACCGTGGCCAATCCAGCTTTGACTGCCGGGGACACTATTAGAATTGACAACATAGATGTTGAGGTTCCTGTGGCGCAAACTGTAGCCAGCCTGGCCACAGCGATCAATGCCGCAGTTCCAAATGTTCTAGCCACAGTCAGCAGCACTGGTTATCTCACAATCAGCGTCAAGAATTCAGCAGCAGCCGCTCCTTTCAACAAGGTACAAGTGGCACCCGGTTCAGTAGGATCAACATTTGCTGATTTTGGGTTCGAAACGTTTGTATGGACACAGAACATTACCAGCCCATACCCTGTACAATACGCAGGATTTGGCGGCGCAATCAGCATAAATGATTCAGCTGAAAACTTGGTGGTAGGCGCACCTCAAGGCACAATCTATCTTGAAACGGTGTTTGATGATGGTACCACAGTGTTTGACGCTGGCAGCACAATATTTTTCTCGGTAATTGTGCAGAGCGGTGCAATTTACACATTTGATTATTTGCCCAGCAGCTCGCTGACTGTGACCAACCCTGGTAAGTTTGTGTTTGGCCAACAAATCAACAACAATCTTGTTGGGCAGTATGATATGTTTGGTGCTGCGGTTGACTATACTTCGGGCGTGTTAATGGCCGGCGCACCAAAAAATGATGCCGGTGACAGCGATGCAAACTTTGGAGCTGTGTTTGTGTTTGAAAACCCAACTCAATCACCGGCTTGGAGTGTGATAGAGATTCAACAACCCACAGTGGACATTAGACTGTTGAATTCAGTGTTTTTCTTTGACAGCATCACCAGCGCACGAACTGAATTCTTGGATTTTATAAATCCATTGCAAGGAAAAATATTGGGCGCTGCCCGAGCCAACATTGACTACGTGGGCGCAGTGGACCCTGCGGCCTATAATGTGGGACCCGCAAACCTCAAAGGCAGCACATGGTTCGCTGATCATGTAGGAGAAATTTGGTGGGATATCAGTTCAGTTAGATTCATTGATCCCAATCAAGACAGCATAGTGTACGCCAGCCGACGCTGGGCACAGTTGTTCCCTGGTAGCGAAGTTGATGTGTACCAGTGGGTTCAAAGCACAACACCGCCATCAACTTACACAGGCGAAGGCATACCACTGAACACGGTTTCCTATACAGTCAACACTAATTTGTCACAAGATGGAACATTTGCTACCTATTATTATTTCTGGGTGCGTGGCATCACAGTCACAGCCACGCAGCTAGGCAAAACATTGCCGGCCAGCACTGTAGCATCTTACATTGCTGATGCCAAGGCCAGTGGCATTCCCTACATGGCACCCATAAATGCCAACACAATTGCATTGTACAACTGTGCTGATCTTATTTCAGCCAGCGACACAGTAATCAGCATTGAATATGATCGTGAATTTACCAACGATAATGTACACGTTGAATACGAACTGATTCCTCAAGACCGTGCTGATGGTTTTTTGAGTGACAATTTATATCGTAAACTACAGGACAGTTTCTGCGGGGTAGACACCTTTGGTAACAAAGTACCTGATCCTAACCTGGGACCCGCTGAACGATATGGAGTACAGTTCCGCCCGCGTCAATCAATGTTCGTGGATCGTTTTGCTGCGTTAAAAAATTATCTAAAACGTGCAAATGCAGTGCTGGCACAGTATCCAATCACTGAAGATAAGTCGTTTAATCTGTTGAACAGCAGTGACCCAATTCCGTCGCAGACCGAGATTGTTGATGCTGTCACCGTCACCAATTGGAACCTTCAGGTTGCCAACTTGGAAATACTGGGATTCCAAACACCGTTCTGGAGTGATCCCTTGGGATCAATACCACTGGGTTACAAGTATCTTGTGACCACTGACAGCAGTCAACGAGGATTGTGGACCATTTACACTGTTCAAGAAAGCGATACTGCGCCCAACACTAGAGAATTGGTTCTTTCCAAGGTACAAGGGTACAATACTCCAGACTATTGGAGCTACATCAATTGGTATCGTCCTGGATACAATTCCAGCACCAAAGTTGTTGCTGAGGTTGCCAATTATGCATCCTTGAGCACACTGACTGTCACAGTTGGCAGCAGTGTAAAAGTCACAGCCAATGCTCAAGGAAAATTTGAAATCTATCTTAGAACCGATCTGGGTTGGGAACGAGTTGGGTTGCAAGATGGCACCATTGAATTCAGCGCGGAACTATATGACTATGCACTGGGCAGATTTGGATTTGACGTAGAAGTATTTGATGCACAGTATTTTGATCAAGAGCCTGTGATAGAAACAAGAAAAATTATTCAAGCCATCAACGAAGAACTATTTGTTGGCGACTTAGAAATACAGCGCAACAAGTTGTTGGTGTTGATGTTTAACTTTGTGTTGAGTGAATTCTCTGCACCAGAGTGGCTGGTCAAGACATCGCTAATTGACGTTGATCATAGAATTCGCCAACTGATACCGTATCAAAACTACGTGCGAGACAACCAAGAATTTGTAAGTGACTACATCCAGGAAGTCAAACCATATCACGTGACCATTAGAGAATTTAACTTGCTGTACAACGGTTTTGATGAATTTTTTGGTGATATAACTGACTTTGATTTGCCGGCCTACTACAATACTTCGCTGGAAATACCTAAGTTTACCAGTCCTATATTGTTACCATACAATAACGGAACAGCATTTAATTCTAGCACCAACATCGAAAGTGACGTACCATCAACCAGCGCATTGTGGTCAACTTGGCCGTACAATCAGTGGTACAGCAATTATTTGTTGTCGTTGGAAAGTGTACAAATTATTGATGGTGGATCGGGTTATACACAACCCCCAGTGGTGATAATCACAGGAGGTGCAACAGAACCGGCCAAAGCCACCGCTGTAATCAATAGTATTGGACAAGTTGTTGCAGTAAATGTTACCAACTCGGGATCAGGCTATATTCAAACCCCAACAATAACATTTGATGGTGGCAACGGTGTTGCTGCCCGGGCATATGCAGTAATGAACAACAGCCTAGTACGCAGTTTCCGCACAGTGATCAAGTATGATCGTTTTCAGTATTTTTCAGACATAGCATCTTGGGAACCAAATCAAATTTACAATCCCGGTGCCCTGGTACGTTACGATGATCGCGTGTGGCAAGCCAGCGCAGCAACGCCAGTTACTGGCCCCACGTTCAATCTTGAAGATTGGACCCTGATCCCAGCACGACAACTAAGTGGCGTTGATCGTACCATGGGTTACTATGTGCCTGGAGTCAATCAACCAGGACTTGAGTTGCCATTGTTGATCGACGGTGTTGATTATCCTGGGGTACAGGTGTACGGCGATTACTTCTTGAACAACCCAACATCAATAGACGCCAACTACTCTAGCGAATTTACAGATGTAACACTGGGAACATCGCCCACAGACATCAATGTGGACGGCGGCGAGTTTATTGGCTTGTACGAAGGCCACGCTCCTGAAGAATTGGTCAACGGCGCAGAATTTGACACCCTTGATTTCCGCGTGTACACCAGACCCGGTGCTGACTGGAATCGCGACGGTCACGGTTTCCAGTGGAGCAGCGTTCGTTACAGTTTCGACCCTACCATTGAAACCGACTACAGCTGGGCAGGAATTACACAGCATCCAGTTCAGGTTCTGGTGAGCAATATTACCACTGGTACTGACCTAGCACCAGATGTCAACTACACCGTTGATTGGGTAAATCAAACAGTTTC